GATCGTTCGCAGATTCCAGCAGAACCTACAGCCATGGGCCCAGTTATTATTGGGCGCACAGAGAAGGGCCCAGGTATGGTGCCCACAAAGGTATCCTCTTTTGAAGAGTTTACAAGAGTCTTCGGCTCTCCAGTCCCTGGAGCAGGTGGCGGAGACAACTGGAGAGAGGGCGATTTTGATGGCCCCACTTATGGCGCCTATGCTGCTCAAGCTTGGTTAAAGTCTGGCGAGGCCCCCGTTACAATGGTTCGCTTACTAGGAACCCAACATCGGGATAATGATGGCAGCTCTGCAGCGATGGCTGGTTGGAAGCCCACTGGGGAGCCGTCTGCACACATGATTAATAACGGCGGAGCTTACGGCCTATTCCTTGCAGACTATGCCTCAGATGTAACAGGAACGTTGGCAGCTGTTTTTTATACAAATCAAGGAACCTCAATTAGGTTGTCCGGAACCTTTTTTGGCGGTGTCGACGGACATGGGTCAGGTGCCGGGACTGCAAAGGTTTTCACAAACACTGGAGCACAGTCAGAGTTTGTTGCTGAGATCTTCACGGGAGGGTCAGCCACAGGGAATGGCGATCTAGCAGAAAAGGTTTGCTTTAACTTCAACCCTGACAGTGAAAAGTTCATTCGCAAAGTATTCAATACTAACCCTTCGCAAACAAATTCCACAGTTGTTTCTACGAGCAATAATCCCAGCTACTACACTTATTGGTTGGGCGAAACATTTGAAGGCTTCGTTCGTGACGGCTTTACTGGTACGGCGAGAGTGACGGGATCAACGGCATCCTCTGCGGGGTCCAGCGTCGGCGCTTTACTAGGTCTTGTATCCGGAACGTTTGAATACTATGATAATAATAGAAGCTTCCAAAATGCTGAAACCCCTTATTTCCGATCTCAAGATACTGGAGATGCTGCAACTTTTGATATGAGCAGAACTTCTAATCTGTTCAAACTTGTCGCCTTAGAATATGGCGATTGGGCTAATAGAAATATTAAAGTTTCTATTGAAAATCTAAAAGCTGCTGATTATCCTGATGTTACTCCATATGGCAGTTTTTCAGTTGTTTTGAGGCACGTTAAGGACAGAGACGAAGATGTCAGGGTACTAGAAAGATTTGATAATCTAAATCTTAACCCAAATTCCGTCAATTACATTGCAAGAAGAATCGGTGATTCATATTTCCAATGGAGCGACACAGATAGAAGACTTCGGCATTACGGAAATTATCCCAACAATTCAAGCTATGTTCGTGTTGTTGTAGATGATGCAGTGACTGACGGTGCTATAAACCCGGAATTGATTCCGTTTGGTTATTACGGGCCACCAAGATGGAACAGCTGGCAAATATTGTCAGGAGCAGCCGAGACCACGCGAATGGGCGACCCCGGACTTTCCGCAGACTCAATTGTTAAGGGAGGGGACGACCTAGCCTTTAGTGGTTCTCAAACTGCTACTATATTTTTGCAAGGCATAACTAGCGGGAGATCATTCGCCTTTGAATTCCCCTCTATGAGAGTTAGAGTTAGCGCCAGCGATGGCGGGATGCAAGACCCCACAGACGCATACTTTGGTATTCAAACAACCAGAAATAAAGACAGCGGCAGATTCGATTCTAGCTATATTGATTTGACTAGGCCGCTCTCTGCTGATGCTAACACCTTCACTACTGGTGCTAGAACTGAGTCTTCATTCATCTTTACAATGGATGATATTGTTTCAGGCACAACAGGGTATTGCTACAATTCAGGCTCCAGAGCAGGGGGCAGTTCTTATTCTGCCCAGACTGGCAAGACCTACAAAGACCTCTTGGATGCTGGGTACGATAGATTTACGGCCCCTATGTATGGAGGTTTTGACGGCCTAAACATTACTGAGAAAGAGCCGTTTAGAAATACTGGCCTATCTGACAAGACGCAAGAGACGAGTTATGCCTACAACTCTATCAAAAGAGCGATTGACACAGTATCTGATCCAGAGTTCGTCGAGAGTAACATTATGACGGTTCCCGGAATCACCAACTCTGTTCTAACAAAACATTTGGTCGATACTTGTGAAAAGAGGGGCGACTCATTGGCGGTTATTGACATCGAGAACGATTTTGTCCCGTTCACGGAAAACACTGCTGATATAACTGCAAGGCTTCCAAGTGTAAGCAGTGCAATTACGAGCTTAAAGTCGAGAAGCATTAACTCTAGCTATGGATGCTGCTTCTTCCCATTTGTTCAAGTTAGGGACACCAGAACAGGAAGACTTATTGATGTACCACCATCCGTTCCGGCCCTGGGTACCTTCGGAAGCTCCCAAGCAAGAACAGAGGTTTGGTTCGCTCCCGCTGGCTTTGTCAGAGGAGGCTTATCAAATGGCGCTGCCGGTATTCCGGTGACAAATGTCAAGCTAAGATTGACATCCAAGGATCGTGACAAGCTTTATGCAGTAAACATCAATCCGATTGCCTCGTTCCCCAATGAAGGGATCGTAATCTTCGGACAAAAGACCCTCCAAGTCCAGCGTTCAGCGCTAGACAGAATTAATGTACGACGCTTGCTTATCTTCCTCAAGAAAGAAGTTTCTAGGATTGCAAACGGAATTCTATTCGAGCCTAATGTTCAAGCCACATGGGATCGCTTCACTTCTGCAGTCAACCCCTTCTTAGCCGATGTTAAAGCGAGATTTGGTCTTACAGACTTCAGAGTTGTCCTTGACAACACTACAACAACAGATGATCTAATCGATAGAAATATCCTATACGCGAAGATCTATCTAAAGCCGGCTCGTGCCATTGAGTTTATCGCACTAGACTTTATTATCACAAGGACTGGCGCTTCATTCGATGACTAGGGAAAAAAAATAGTTAACACTATTTAAATTGTAAGGAGAAAATATAAGATGGCATTTTGGAGTTCTGGTCAAGTTGAGCCTAAGAGACAATTTAGATTTTTGGTGAGTATTCCAAATATGTCTGATGCGGCTCAGTTCTATGCTCGCAGCGTTTCAAAGCCTGCGTTCACTGTTACACAATCAAATCACAAGTTTTTAAATCATACTTTCTATTACCCTGGAAAGGTTGAGTGGAACACTGTTAAAATTTCTTTGGTTGACCCAGTTAGTCCAGACGCAACAGGCGATATTCTCTCCATTCTAAGGAGAAGTGGATATAATGTTCCTTCCAACTTAGACGCAACATCAGGAAATGAGTCACTCTCTACCATCGGCAAGGGCAACGCAAATGCAGCTCTTGGCGAGGTTGTGATTCGTGCCTTAGACGAGGATGGCAACTTCCTTGAGGAGTGGAGATTAAACAATCCATTTATTGTTGGTGTTTCTTTTAACGACTATGATTATAGCGGTGAAGAATTGGCCACTGTAGACTTGGAGCTTCGTTACGATTGGGCATCTTATGTTATTCCCGATGGTCGTCCGCAAGCTCCGGGTGGAACAGTCCTAAGAAGACTCTTTACTCCAGATAATCCGACATCCCTCTCTTAAAAAACTTTTTTTAATAATATATAATGCCATGTAAAGTACGAGGTATAAATTGGCAAGGAATAATTCAGGGCGCACTAAAGCCGCCAAAACCAAAAAGACGGAGGAGGTTGAAACTTCTCCTCCGGTCAAGAAATCAGTTTTAGATTTTGTTACACCAACAGAATTTGTCGAGCTACCAAGCTCTGGCAGGTTCTATGATACGTCACATCCTCTGCATCGTCAAGAGACAGTTGAAATTCGTTTTATGACTGCAAAGGACGAAGATATTCTTACGAGTCAAACGCTTCTTCGAAAAGGCGTTGCCTTAGAAAAGTTTCTTCAAAATGTTTTGGTCGATAAAACAATTCATCCTGCAAGCCTGTTGATTGGCGATCGGAATGCAATTCTGGTTGCCGCTAGGATTACAGGGTATGGTCCAAATTATGAGACGAATACGCCATGCCCAGCGTGTGGAAACAAGGGTGTCTTTGCTTTTAACCTAAATGATGGCTCTATTTATGCAGGTGATGATTTGGGTGATATAGAGGTCAATGAAACTGATCATGGAACCTTCACTACGACCCTCCCTATGACCAAAATAGAGGCAGAGTTTAGGCTTCTTACCGGTGAAGACGAGTCTTTGATTAGTCGGAAAAACGCTAAAAGAAAGAAGGCTTCGGCCCTTGAAACAAACTTAACGACTCAAATGGCTAGGTGCATTGTGGCACTAAACGACGACACAGATAAATCAATTATCAATCAATTTGTCGAGTTGATGCCTGCCTTTGATTCACGTCATATTAGAAATGCAATTAAGGCAGTAACGCCAAACTTGGACCTAACCCAAGATTATCATTGCTCAGAGTGTAATCACGAGCAAGAAATGGAGGTGCCGTTTACAACGGATTTCTTTTGGCCTAGCAGATAAATATATGGAAAATGTCTATGAACAGTTCTTCTTCCTAATGTATCATGGGAAGTGGGACTTTCAGCAGTCCTATAATTTACCAGTTGGCCTAAGAGAATGGTTTACCAAGAGGCTCCTAAAACAACTAGAGGATGAAAAAGAAGCACGAGAAAGTTCTTCGAGTAATAAGAAGACTCACACAATACCCTCTAACTTACCTTAACCACTAAAGCCGGAACACATGTTCCGGCTTTATTTTTATTTAAAACTAATTATATAAAGCACCATAGTTTGGTTTTTATTATGACAGACGAAGAATTAAAAAATCTGCGAGATGCGGCTATATTAAACAAACAATTGTTAGAAGACTCAGAGCAGCGTCTTCGTAACGTTGGATCTATAGCTGAACAATCAGAAAGAGAATTGAAAATCGAAGAAGAACAATTAAAAATTCTTAAACTACAAAAACAGCTTGGAACTGCGACTCTGCAGGATGTTAAAGACCAAAACCAACTGATTGAAGAAAGAAGAGAGAAACTCGAAAACCAGCGAAAGACCCAGAAAAAAATTGACTCCATAATGGGGAGTATTGGAGAAAAACTTGGTCTTAATATAGCAAAGACAAAGGAATGGGTTGAGGATCTGATCTTAGTAAAAGATCCTCTGAATATAGCACACAAAGCAGTTGGAAAAATAGTAATTGGCTTATCTATCGCAGTCACATCAGTTGCGGCCATGGTGAAGGCAACCAAAGAAGCAGTAGTAGAAGTCGATAAAGTAAGGGCCGGGTTTGTTGGGGTTACGGCTGATACGTCTGATGCAATGAAAATGGCTGAAAACCTAACTCTTAGTAATCTTGATTTAGCAATATCTTTTGGTGAAATGTCAAATTCTCAACAGGCCCTTAGAACTGAATTCGCTTTGTTCGGCTTCTCATCTGACAGCGTTAGAAAGAGCGTTACATTACAAACAGCGCAGCTACAGAAGCTTGGTATTGACGCGGCAACAACAGGAAAAGTAATGAACATCCTTACGATGTCATTTGGACAGACTGCATCTGAAGCGGCTGCCACACAAAGAGAAATTGTTGGTTTGGGTCAGGCTCTGAAGATACCGCCGGCTATAATTATGCGTGATTTCGCTCAAGCACTGCCGCACTTATCGCAATTTGGCGACAAAGCGATACAAGTTTTTGAAGAACTTAGTGTTGCTGCGCGAAGCACTGGCCTTTCTGTTTCTGACCTAACTCGTGTATTTGGTGACCAATACAACACTGTTGAGGGCGCTGTGACGCGAGCTGGGAGACTTAACCAGGCTCTAAGAACAGATATTTTTAGCGGTATGGAACTACTTCATGCAACCGATGCCGAAAGGCAAGAGATGGTCAAACAAGGTATAAGGTTGTCGGGCGTGGAATTTAAGAATCTAGAACGACACCACAGGATTTTCATTGCGAATGCAATGGGAGCTAGAGATGCCCAAGAGGCGGCTGCTCTTTTGGGGGAAACACAAGAACAGGTTGCCATGCGTATTGGTGATACTAGTTTCTCAATGTCAGAAATGCAAGAGATGGCTCAAGCAGCTACAGCGACCACGGACAAACTAAAATTCGTATTTATGCAATTGGCAGTTGCTGTCACTCCTATTGTGGATGCCTTTGCAAAAGTCGTCCAAGGTTTCTTGGATTTTACTAATGTTATACCCGGCGGAATGGGAACAATCGTCGGCGTAATCGGTACCCTTGGTGGCGTTCTTGGTACAATAGGCGCGTATTCGTTGGGCGGCCCAGCAGGTTGGGCTTTGGGCTTGGTGTCGGCTGTTGCCGGTGTTGCATCAGGTGGGCTGGGTGGAGCAGCTGCTAGTGGCGTTGGGACGAGGGTAGGAGACGCTTCTGTAAGCGGTGCAGACGTTAGCAGCATTCGAACCAAAGGGGGCGGAAACATGGTTCCTTCTGCCGATGACACTGTTGTTGCGGCAAAAGAAGGCGGTGTCTTGGCCCGAGAGCTAAAAGAGATAAAAAATGCGATTAAGGGAATGGGCCCAGGAGGAATGGGTGGGACTCCAACATTCGTGCTAAGGATCGATGGATTCGACAGGGAATTTAAAGCCAAAGTGATTAAAACAATGGGCGATCACAGCGAGGGAGCTGGGTTTGCTTAGAATTTTTTAAATTCTAGATTATATACTATTATGGCGCAACAAATATTTAGAAATGGTGATGCTTCTGACGCATATGCGAATCAAAGAGCTTTATATTTAAGTTTCTTTCACTTGGCAAGCAACTCTGAGGTCAATTTCAAGGCTTTTGTAACAAGCTATAGCGAAACCTTTTCTTCTGAATGGAATATGGAGCAGGTATTTGGTCGCAATGACCCGATCGCAACGTTCAAGTCCACAGCAAGAAGGATTTCAGTGAGCTGGGATGTGCCTGCGGCTTCTTTAGCGGAGGCTAAGACAAACCTTGGTAGATGCAATTTGCTATCACAATTTATGTACCCCGGATACACAGCGCAAACAGCGGGAACCTTATCAAAACCCCCACTTATGAAGATTAGGTTTGCCAATTTAATTAAAAATTCATCTAAAGGTCCAGATCCTGGGGCTAGGGTATCTGGTCTATTGGCTGCTGTTAACGCAATAACAATCACCCCATCGTTTGAGGATTCTGCTGGGTTTTTTGATGAGGGGGTTGGTCGCATTTACCCAAAGTTGCTTACAATTAGTTGCGATTTTACAGCTCTTCACGAACATCATATGGGCTGGAGCCCTGGGTCTGGCTTCAATTCTTCTGGGTTACAAAGTTTTCCTTTTGGGCAAGCAGTTCGTCCTACGATAGGAGGAGACACTTCCCCAGCCGCCAATGAGGGCCAAAACATAGGATCAGAGGAGGCTGTCGCGCCTATGGAGGGAACGCCAGCGGAGAGGGCGACCGAGGCGGCGGAGGAGGTCTTCGCGCAGGCTGATGAAGAGGTGCTTCTTAGTCCGGAAGAGGACGCCGATGCAGATCTCTTAGAGGATTCAGGAGATAATAGCGACATGGCACAGCCAAGCGATAGGGGTTGGTTACGACCTAGGTCTGGAACAACGGGGTAATAAATAATGTCTAGATATACGAATGAAACTCCATTCATAAACAGCTCTGAATTTTATGAAGAAATGTTTAATGAGAGGAATGTAAAATATATTAAGCAATTCCGAAGTGGAAAATTGAGGCACCCCTCGCCAAAAGAGAGGGCCTCGCTGCAAAACGTCAGGCATATTTGGAAACTTGGTGATAGGTTTTATAAATTGGCACATCAATACTATGGTGACCCCAAATTGTGGTGGATAATCGCATGGTACAACTTAAGACCAACTGAGGGCCACTGTAGAACTGGTGATATGATTCGTGTTCCACTTCCTTTGGACAGAGTGATGGGTATGTTGAGGTATCTATAAATGAGCTTGGAAGAAGGCGGAAGTGGAAACGCCAATGATGAATTGCGGGACCAAATGGAGGCCGCTGCCACCGTAACGAACTACAGGGAGGAATTATCAGGGGTAGACCAACAAATAGTCTCTGCTGGCGAGAGGGTTGGATCTAACTGGAATAGATATACACTAAGAGAAATAAGTTCTCAACTCCAAAATCATGTTGATTTTCTTGAAGAGGTTAGATTTAACGAGATTGGCGATATCCCTGTGGCCAACTGGTTTAACGACGTGGTTAACAGGACGCAATATCCGACATGGAGAAGGCCCCCAAGTAGTGGAGCAGACCGTGTACGAATAGCGGCAGACATTCAAAGAACTGACTTTAATCATTATCGTAATATAGCTGTAAATGGTGTTGTATATTATACTCTTAGGGTAGGGAGTCAAGATGGTAGCCTAATCCATCAAGACCCCGCGCCCATGGCGCCTCCTGGATCAGATCTTTTGCCTGGCGTATATGACAATGCAGAGTCAATTGTATTGCAAGAGGAAGCAATATTAGAGGGAACTTTGGGGGTCATTACTCAGTTTAAAGAACTTGTAGACAGCGTTGGCATTGACCCCACCTTGCCAGAGAATGTTAGAACAACCGCCAATCTTAGTCAGCCTATCGTTCACCGAGGAGGGCCTGGGCCGACAGGCGTTGCAGAAAGGCAGACCTATATAAACGAGTGGACACCTAGAGAATCTCAAGGGCTCCTCGAACAAGCACGAAGGGCTAGAGACACCTACTATGATCACATGCTTTGGATGTACTATGTGCGCCAATCTCAAAATTCTAGCCAGGTTTCTTTCTCCGACTCTCTCGGTATTGCTGCACCACTAGCTACAGTGTACAAGGATGCTCGCGTACACCAACTCATAATAGGGGCAATCAATCTAGTCGAAGCTGAGGTGGATGATCTTAGGGCTGAGGCGGCTGCGATCAACACTGACCCGGCACTTAGAGGAAATGCAGAAAGAAAAGCGGAGCTGCTTGCGCGAGCAGATGACATAGAGGCAAATAAAGATGAGCGCCTATTAGAGCTGCTTGAAGGCTTAGTAGAGGCTGGCGCGGGCGAGGACGAAATAGGTGACCTGACCGATGCCCAACTGGCGCAACAGAGGAGGCTTGCAGAGCAAACATTCCTTCTGGATTTCTTGGATGTATATGCAGAACAAAACCAAGCAAGGAACGAAAGATATTTAACTGATGATGGAGACCCACACTTTATAATGGTTCATGGCCCTACCGATACAATTGTTAATGAACTAATGTATGACCCATCAATGGAGGAATTGGATAAAATTAAAACATCTGAATTGTCCGGCCTGGTTCCAAAAATAAAACTTTTTAAGTCAAGTTTCTTACCTACTGAAGATTATCTAATGGGAAGGGAAATAAAGTACGAAATACCGTTCAAGACACATATCCGAGAGGGGGAAATAACCAGCATGCTAAACAGCACCTTTGACCGGGGTCAGGGTGCTGGCATTAAAAAGTTTGAATGGAGGCTTGAAGGCAGAGACCCATTTTCTTTTCGTCGAGATATTTTTGCAAGATTGGAGCTATACTTTCAAAGTATGGACGAGTTTATTAAAGATAGAGGCGCCCCTAACCCAAGATATGTAGATAATGGCGAAGAATATAACGACAGAGACAATCGGTTAGAGTTTAGATATGTTGATTTAGTAAATATCGGCCTGGCTCATCCCGGAAGGACCTTTATTTGGAATCCAGACTATTACAAAATCGAAGCAGAGGTTGGTTGGCAGCTGCCAGGCGGATCCGGAGACGCGAGCACATTCTTATCCAATCAGACGAGAGAAGCGATAAATGCCTCAACAATGCGTCTTCACTTGTCTGCATTCGATCATGACATCAAAATAAATGACGAG